AATTGGATTACGGAGGTAATTGTTAAATACCCACCAATTAAAAGAGCTTAATTGTGGTGAGCCCTGATGGACTCGAACCATCGACACCTTCCTTAAAAGAAAGTAGCACACCATTCGATCTGTTGCAATTTGGAAGGTTTGGTAAAAAGACTCCGTAAAAACTTGCATTTTTTAACCGCATTATGCTATAATTATATTACGTTTCAGGTCGCAATTCTGCACAAAAGAAGCACACTAACACTGTGTGCAAATTTTTAACAAAAAAAATCAGCACACAAATAACAGTGTGCAGAATTTATTTTCAGCACACAAAACAAAAGGAAAAGAAAAGAAATGAAACGTACAAACCTAAAACTTGTTGATACACAAAAAGACGTAATCAACACTCCTACACGTGTTAAATTGCAGAAAGGTTTAACACTTATACAAAGACCTAACAGTCCGTTTTGGCATTTAGTGCTTGCGGTAAGAGGTGAAAAACCAGTTAGAAGTTCTACTGGTAAAACTACATTCGAAGATGCAAAGGCAGTTGCATATTCGAAACTTGCAGAAATCCAACACAAAGTTAAAGGTGGCTATGCAGTACACAAACGTACTTTTGAAAAAGCCATTACTGAATATGAGTTGGACTATAAGGCGTTGGTTGATGGCGGTAAAAAATCGCCTACTTCCTATGCCTACATTGTGCAAACACTTCGTAACTACATCAAACCTTATTTTGTAGATGAGAAAAAAATGAGTTTAGATGAGGTTACAAAAAAGACTTTGTTGGACTATCAAAAGTGGCGTTTAGCAAATCCTAAATTTACTAAACCTAGTTCAGCAACTCTTAACAAAGAAGAAGGCGTACTTGCTCGATTGTTAAACTTTTGTTTAGACAAAGGATACATCAAAGATGTGCCTAGTTTAAAAAAGACAAAAGTCGAAAGCACACGTTTTCCGCATTTTACAAAATCGGACTTCAAACTGTTGTTAAGAAAATTACGTACATTTATTGATGCTTCGCCTAATGCCAGTATCAAATTTGTTCGTAATAATATGTACAGTGCGATTACGATACTTGCAAAAACTGGTATGCGACCACACGAATTAATGCCTGACTCCGACAACAAAGCAAAAGGCCTTAAATGGTCTGATGTCGAATTTGGCGTTGATAAAGAGTTGCAGAAAAAGTACGTCAAAATCACAGTGCCTAAACAGTTAAGTAAAACTGGTAAAGCACGTACTGTGTATGCTGACAAAGTTGCTTTATGGCACTTTCAAAGATTGAAAGAAAAATGCGATGGCAGATGGCAAGCAATTTCTAAAATTTTTGACAGTGATTTTAGAACAACTTTTAAAACGTTTTTGACGTGGGCTAATATGAAATACAATGCTAATGGCGAAGCATATTGTATGTACAGTTTTCGACACAGTTATGCTACGTGGAAAATTGAAGAAGGCACACCGATCGAACAACTTGCTACAGTGATGGGTAATTCACCGCAGATTATTCACAAGCACTACTCACACGCAATGGCGAGTAATTTCAAACAAAACTTTATCTAAAAAATACAGTTCAACAATAGAAGCATTTTACCTTCTATTGTTGTGGCGGTGGTGAATAAATACTTGGCTGACATTGTTAGAACACCTACCAATAGGCCATATTGATTTTGTTCGATGTTGTATCTCCCGCAAGGTTTACACGTAAGTCAATGTCAGCACTTACAAAAGGAACAGAATGAAAAATAGAATTGAAAAACAATGGCTCGATATTTTAAAACAATTTGCCGATACATATTGGAACAACGAAGTTGAACAAGCACACGAATTGTTTGATACGACCTATCCTTCAAAAGAAGACAAAGACTACATTAAGAAAACAACTTTTTTAGACAATGCTAAAAGAGCAAAACTGCAAATGTTAAAATATTTGGCACAATCTAAAAGTGGTGCTTTACATCCAACTGGTGAAAACTCAATGGAAGAAAAAAGAGAAGCAGACAAATTAATAAGATTAGCAGAAGAACGAATACTTAAAGCAAATGAGTAATGTCATATATTCCATTCAGAGTTTTTTTAGATACACAAAATATTATTTCGCAACAATCTACCCCACCCTTTCATATTGAAATTTGTGATTGGTTAGAACAAACAAACAAAGACCCACGTAGACTACTGCAAGTGTTTAGACACGGCGGTAAAAGTTACATCATTGGTGCATACGTTTGTTGGAATCTATTAATGAATCCTAATTGGACTTGCTTGCTGATATCTGCAAAAAGAAATTTGGCATTAAGAAACAGTCTGTTTATTAGATCAATGATTGAAAGCCACCCACTTTTGCAACATTTAAAATCAGAACTGTACACGTGGAAATCAGAAACGTTCACTGTAGACAGAGAAGTTATGCAGTTAAACCCGTCTGTAACCGTATCAAGTTTAGGTGCAAGTTTTACTGGTTATCACGCCGATATGATTATTGCGGACGATATAGAAACTTCCGACAACTGTGTTTCGCAAGCACAACGAGATAAAATTAAAGATCGTGTAAGTGAATTTGGAAAGTTAGCCAATCAAATATTTTGTGTAGGTACTCCGCACACAGAGGATACAATTTATAATCATTTAGAAGACGTTGGATACATTTCAAAAAAAATACCAGTAATAAGAACACGAGCAAAACAACTGCCCGATTCATCTACCGAAGATGAAGAATATTTGGCGTGGGAAAATCACCCACAAAATATGTTTACACACAAATGGTTAGAGCAACAAAGATTAGAAACTACCGAAGGTGATTATAATTCGCAGTATATGTTAATACCGCAAACCACCTACCAGCCATTAGTTAAATTAGAAAACATCAACTACTACGAAGATGATTTTGTTTGGAATTATGTATCACAACCTTTTGGCAATTATGTTGCTGACTGTAAGTTAGGTAATTTTAGAATACAGAAATTATGTGCGGCGTGGGACAGTGCAACTGGATTACGTGGTAGAGATAATTCTGTACTGTCTGTTTGTGCAAAAGACGATCAAAACAATGTGTTTGTACACGATATCAAAATGTTAAGTGCAGTTGATAGTGATAGAAATTTTGAACAACAGTGTGAAGAAATAATATTAACGTGTGCCAAACATAAGATTGGTCACGTGTATGTAGAAGAAAACTTTAGTTCTGCATTAGCAAATGAATTAAGACGTACTGCACGTAGATTGAAATTAGCAGTTACTGTTATTCCACATTTTAGAAATCAGAATAAATTAAACTTTATTGCACAAACATTAGAGCCATTGATTAAAGTAGGTAGATTATACGTGCACAAAAGAGTTAGAGAGCACACGCCTTTTTTAGATGAGTTGCAAGCATTTCCACGTGCTAAACAAGATGACTGTATAGATGCAACATCAGAAGCAATTAGTCACTTACCCGAACTGGCAGTTGACATTTCGAAGATTGCCAAAATTCACAATCCTCTGTCGCCAAACCTTCAATCTTACTCAATCAACAAACGAATTCAGTAAATGCGAAATGGTTTAGATAAATATTTTTAGTTTTTGTTACAAGGTTATTTATAATTTTTTTTTGTATAAACACACGCACGTGCGAAAGAAAATTTGAAAAGGAGAAAAATTTTATGTGTGCACCACCAATTACTTCATCAAGTTCAGCACCAGCACCAGCACCACAACCCAGTGCTCCGCAACAATCTGCTGCAACTGAATCCAACAGTCAAGCAAGACGAATTGGCAGAACTTTTAGATCGGGTTCAGCATCGCAACGAGGCAGAGGCGTATTAATAATGAGCAGAAATCCATTAGGGATTAGTGATGCTACTTCAATTGGTAACAGACAAAGTTTATTGACTGCAGTACCAACTACAACTTCCATACCTTTATCAGTAACTGTTGGGGGATACTAAAATGTGTTTTCCATCACCAAAGATACCAGATATGAGTGCACAAATTTCTGCACAACAAGAAGCATTAAAGAAGCAACAAGAAGAAGAACAACTGAAACAAAGAAATGCTGAAATGGCGCAGGCGGCGGCAGAAGCAAAACGACAACAAGTTAGAAGACGTGGCAGAGCAAGTTTAATAACTCGTTCGGGCGGCGTGGGTTCGTTAGGCATTTTAGATTCTGCAACTGGTTCTACTGCATTATTAAAACCATTAGGTGAAAATTATAATCAGTTAAGCAATCAATAATGAACACAGACATAATCAAACAAACTTTTAAATTGGCGAAAGCCGCACGTGACAAACACGAAGACGAAATATCAGAAGCATACAAATACACACGACCAAACAGAGATATTTGGCGACACAGAGAAGCAGAAACTGATAGATCAAAAATATTTGATAGCACTGCACCCGACTCTGTACAAAATTTAGTTTCAACAATCTTAAATTTATTAATTCCACAAAATCAACAATGGGCAACTCTTTCAATAAGAGAAGATGTTAAAGAAGAAATTGCTGGTGATGTTAAAAGAATATTAGATAAAAGTAACAGAACTGTTTTTAAAACCATAAGAGATTCAAACTTCTATATTGCGGCTTCGGAAAGTTTAACAGATGCAGTAATTAGTGGTGTGGGTGCTATTGGTTTGTATGAAACAGAAACAGACATTGAGTTTATTGGTATACCTACATATCAATTGTATTTTTTAGACAATTATAAAGGTGAAGTTGATACTGTGTTTAGACAACACGAATTGTCTGCACAATACCTATTTGAAAATTTTAAAAACTTACCCGATGACATTGTAGAACTTGCAAAAAAATCACCGCAAAAAAATGTAACTGTAACAGAGTCTTGTATGCGAATGACTGGCAAAAAAGATTTTACTTACACAGTTATGATTGGCAAAGAGTTAACACCAATCTATCAAAAACAAATGCCTACACAAATGTTTGTGGTATTTAGATTTGGCAAAACAATTTCAGAAGTTTGGGGCGAGTCACCTACACGTATGGCACTGCCACACATTAGAACTATTAACGAAGCACAGATGTTAGTGTTGCAAGCCGCAAGTTACGCCAGCTTGGGTGCTTGGCAAGTTAACAGTGAAACCAGTGTAAACTTTGGTAACGTAAAACTTCAACCAGGTTCCGTTGTAACTGTAGATCAACCACTGTCACCTATTCCATTTGCTGGCAACTTTGCAATCACAGATGCAACCATACAAGATCATCGAAATCAAATTAGAAGAATGATGTTTAACGATGTAATACTGCCACCCGAACAATCACCTACTATGACTGCAACTGAAATACAGATTAGACAAGCAGAGTTTTACAGAAGATTAGGACCATATGGCTTACGTTTAGAACAAGAATTTTTAAGACCAATAATTGCTAACCTAGTTAAAAGATTACAAATGCGAGGTGCAGTACCTAACTTTGTATTAGACAGACAGGCTTTTGAAATTGTGGTTAATTCAGCAGTGAAACGTGGCATTGCATTAGCAGAAATTACGAGAGACATTCAAATACTACAAGTGGTTTCACAATTAGGTAATGAAGCATTGGCAAATATCAATGTTACTAAACTGGCACGAAAAATTTTACGTGATGGTGATATGTCACCCGAAGTATTACGTGACGAAGCAGAAATTGAAGAAATGATTGCACAACAGCAACAACAACAAAACATACAAGCAGTCACACAACAATTATTACAAGCACAACCAAATAACCAAAATAACCAACAATAAGATCGTAAGTGCAGAAGTAAATACAGTACAATTTTAATTGTAAACAGAAATGAAACAAAGTGAACTGCAACAACATTACAAACGTATTTTCGAAACCGAAAGTGGTCAAGTGGTGCTGGCGGATTTAGAAAGAATTACTAATACAACACGAGTAACTTCCGATTCACCTAACCCATACGCCGCAATACACATCGTAGCACAACAACAGTTGATACGACGGATAAAAAATATGTGTATGTTAAAAACTGCAGTCCCATTTACAGAGGAGTAAAACAATGAACGAACAAGTGGCAACACCCGTTGCACCCACGCCCGCAGCTGAAACTGCACAACCCAACAATACCAGTCTATTAGCAGATCAAAGTGTTACAACAACACCTAACACTACTGCAGAAACTGTGACTACAGAAAGACCCGATTGGTTACCCGAAAAATTTAAATCAGCAGAAGATTTAGCAAAAAGTTATTTGGAATTAGAAAAAACTATTTCAGAAAAAGCACCTAAAATACCCGAACAATACGATTTCAGTTACACTAAAGAATTTGGATTGGCAGATATGGACGAAGGATTGCAGAAAGAAGTTACAGAAGCATTTCGACACGCCAAACTAACAGATCAACAAGCCAAACAAGTGATGGCACTGTATTCCGATCAAGTGCAAAAATTAACAGAGCAATTTGCAAATGCACCACGTACTGATTTAAATTCAGAACAATCTGCACTGCAAAACGTTTGGAAAGATGATTATAGCAAAAACATACAAGCAGTCCGACAGTATGCAGAAACACTGCCTAAAAGATTGTTAGACTATCCGTTGGTAGACACTGCAGAAGGCATACAGTTCCTACAACAGTTAATGCAAAATCAAACACAAAATCCTATCGTGTCTGCACAATCACAATCTGCCAACACAGTAACCATACGTGAACAGATTAATACAATGCGAGCAGATGCTAAAATGAAACTGCCAGCTGGTGATCCTGTTGGCGAAGCTCATCGACAAAAACTGTACACACTGTACGAGCAGTTAGAACGAGTTAGACGTTAAAATTTTGTGTTCCTTCTAGTTTGACATTTCAGAACACAAAACTGAGTGGAAGTAGTTATGGCTTCCACTCTGCCACAACAGAAC